TTATATGGACACTCCGTTAAGTGGGTTTAATGAGACTGCATCCTGCAAAAAGTCCGGTGCAAAGTGCGCATAAACCATGGTCTGTTGTACGGTGGAATGCCCTAAAATTCGCTGTAGTGTAATAATATTACCTCCATTCATCATAAAATGCGTGGCGAATGTGTGCCGCAGAACATGGACAGCCTGTCCGGCGGGTAGGTCTGGTTTCATAGTTCGCAGTGTGTTTCGCACCGTGTCGTAATTGGGCGTAAACAGTTTTCCGGTACTACGTTTTTTCACCATTTTAACCAATCCCTCAGACAGCGGTATTGTTCTGCGTCTACCATTCTTCGTTTTCATGAATGTCAGCATGCAGTTAATAATGTGCTCAGCTTTAAGATCTGCAACTTCACTCCAGCGACCACCGGTGGCCAGACAAAGCAGCACAGCGTTGCGGTTGTCTCCTTCAAGCATATCGAGCAACTGCGTGATTTCTTCCGTGGAAAGAAACGCCATTTCTGGCTCAGCCTCTTTAAGCTTTTTCACGCCTCTGAAAGGATGCTCGCTGTGATATTCATTGGCATCAATCAGCTTGGTAAACATGCCGCTGAATATAGCCTGATGACGGTTCACACTGGCTGGTTTCAAGCCTTCATTCATCATCTTGACCCGATAATCCGTTATAGCTTTCTTGGTTATCTGGTCAGCTCTGGTCACCCCGATTTCAGCAAACTTAACCATGATTGCTGAAAGCCTGCCTTTTTCTATCAGACCACGGTTATGGTGCTTACCGTGGTATAGCCACCACAATTCCAGCAAATCAGTCAGCTTGCGGCGGTCTGCCGGTTTCTCTAACCACTCTTTATTATGGTAGTTAACCAGCACATGACGCTCATAAATCTGAGCCTCACCTTTCGTATTAAATTTACGCCGGATTCTTCTTCCCTCGGAACCCTGCGGCCTTACGTCCACTTCATATCGACCATCATCGAGCTTCTTAATTGACATAGCGAAGCCCTCCAATGGTTTTTACTCTGTTCGTTACAGTCTGAATGTGGCTGTAACAATCGGTGACCTTACATTGGCTGCATATATAAGCAGCGTGAATGGTTAGCCAATCTTTTGGTCTGAATGTGATGAGGTTGTTATTTCTTGCCCAGAGTGTGCGAGTGCCGGCGCAATTTGGCCGGTTGCGGGATCGGTTTCGTCAAACATGAACCAGTCGCGATACTTGCGAAAACGCGGGTGCTTGAAGAACTTCATCCCCGCTTCCATAGACATTTTCGACTTACCAGATTCATAGCCATGGTAAGTCACATAATTTAATCCAACTAATTCAGCGGCTTCCTTAACTTTTAGTCGTTCAGACTCACGGATCAGCTTTAGCTTTTCTGACTGTTCAGTTGACATAAAATATCAGATCTCTTATTTTATAAGCATTGAGATACCCGATAAGACATTAGATAGGTCTAAATGGTGTCAGATCGGAAAGGAAATAGGAGAATACCAAATGAATACGAAAGCTAAAACATCAGACCAGTCGAATGATGACGAACTTTTAGGGGAAAGCGGCGGTATCGTTAAACGCAAACCAGTCAGTTTGTCGGAAAAGCCCGGCAACCTACTTTCAAAGGAGGGCTTTGCGCTTTACGTGGGTAAAACCCCAGCCGCAATTGTAGCGATGGCCAAAGCAGGAAAATTGCCAGCGTTTTATATGGCTGATCCATTAAAGCCCGGAGGACATGCAGAGTTATGGATTAGCCGTAAAGAGTGGGACAAGTTTGCTGATCAGCTTGTTGAAGATGCACCGGCAGAATGGCACGGGTGGAAAGACCGTATTAGTGCGAGCAAGCCATGCAGAGGGCAGGCTACGAGAAGAGCATAGTTTAGCAACGTTTTTAAAAGGCCAATTAAGGCCTTTTTAGGGAACAGCGATGAATAGGTTACTTAGGTATTCCGCCAGCAATAAAACAGACAACCCGCTCTTGGAAATTGAGCCGGTAATTGCTTTCTGCGTCTTCACCGTAAAGAGCAATACATGTTCGTTTTCTGGCCGGATTGAAAAGAGACATAACTGGAGATGTATCCTGCTCTTCAATTTTATTTCTCTTAATCCTGACTTCCTCTGGACTCAGAATACTAAGTTCATCCGCGAGCTGCTGGTATCTCAATGCTTGAACCTTTGCGTTGCCAGCAACTTCGCCCGGCTTGTAGGCGAGTTGCAAGGCCGACATAACGGCGATGATTATACCGAACAGCCATCCATAGCCGCTTTGCGCAAAAATGGACGCACCCAGAAGTACCTGAATGAAACAGCAGAATTTGTCGAGCCTACTGTTTAGAGAATCAGTCATTCGAGCAAGATGGGCATTGAAATTGATTTCAAAATTTAATTCGTCGGATGGAGATTTCTTCACCATAGCTCCTAGTTCTTTTTTTCGTTTTCCCCTTCCTGTTTGTCTTGGCGTTCTTGCTGCTGATTAACAGGTGCAGAAGGGGCTGGTTTGTGTAATCGGTGAAATTTTTCTACATCAGACATATTAAATCTCCTTGTGATTGTTGGGTCGTTTTCAGCAGAACGGATCCTATCATAAGGGCGAATATTCGGGGATAAGCACGTAGCGTAATTACACGTAAGTAATTGCTGCGCAGGTAATTATCAATAAAGTTCTGTAAGGAGGGGGAATGTCTCAATCAATCTCTATCGCTCCATTACTCTGGAATCATCAGGTAGTTTCATGCCGTGATTCACAGATAACCCACGGCAAGGGGCGCAAGGGAATCATCATTCGCTGTAAACGACCAAGTCAATTTTCACGTATTAAAAATGCGTTTTATCGGAGGCAAAAATGACAGTAATCACTGCGGCTATGGTAATGAATCAGCCTGCCGGGCTTCGTGCTGCTGTTGGGGAGCGCCTTGCGCCCGCTCGCTGGCAAACCTCTTGTGATTTCTATAACAAGATGAGCGAACGTGAACGTCTGACCATCTGTTTTCATGCTCAGTTAAGACAACGCCATTCCGTAATGAAGTTGCAGGAAATGAACGATTGCGATCGTGAACGTATTGTCTGTGCAATTGATGAGCTCCGGGCTGCTTTTGCAAAGTACCGAAGTTTCAGGATCACCAAGTCATGTTTTATCGGACGTTTAAATATTAGCGAACGCCGCACTTTATATTTTCATGCAGGATTAACGGAAGAAGAATTCAGCCAGCCATATTGGCGAATAGATGACGAAACCTGCTCATGGAGAGAGGCTTTATTCCGGGCACTACGGGAATTATTTAGCCTGTTCGAAAATGCGCCGACTGTATTAACGTCGGTTCGCCCCGAAACTTACCTCCACTAATTAACCATTTTTAATTCTGCGCTTGATTGCGTAGGGGATCCCTTTGTCTGGAGCCAGAGATGAGCTTAACAGTTGGTCAAGAAATGAGAAATAAAGCAGACAGCGAAGCAACGAATTGGATGTTAAATCAGGCACGAAATCAGGCTAAGGCTGATGCAGCAATCACCTTTTCCTCGCATCTGGATTCGCTAATTAGTCACGCGATTCAAGAGCAATTAAACAGGGTTGAAATTCTTGAATTACTCGGACAAGAGTCCATCCGTTTTCACAACGTAGGTTTAGAAAATAAAGGGGTGATGTAATGCCAGATTTAATGGATTCCGTGCAGGAAAGAAATCTCGAAATTTTGACTCATCAGGTAGCTGCACATCGTATTCATAGCAATGGGGTATCGGCCTCAGTCTGTGAAGACTGCGACCAGCCAATCCCTGCGGAGCGGCGCGCTGCATTTCCCGGTGTCGTGCGTTGTGTGCCATGCCAAGAAATCACCGAACAACAGAAAAAACATTTCAGGAGCTAATCATGATTCGAATTTTTGTAGGTGACAATTGGGTTGTGACGAGCGACTGCTACCAGTTCATTCTCAACAAAAAGAAAACTGTTCTTTCTGGCGATAAGAAAGGGCAGGAATATTTAGAAGCCACGGCTTACTACGCCAAAATTGACCAGTTGGTGAAAGGATTACTGCATTTTCACATCAGAGATTCTGATGTCCGTACCCTTGCGGAACTGGCTGATGAGATGACTAATATTGGAGATCTTTGCCGGGTTGCTTTTAACGTGACGCAGTCCGGTAAATAACGTGCTGATGAATGCGAGAGGGCGTATCGCGCCCTCGCCACCACCTAAACTAATAAAAGCCGACAAGGTTCCTTTTGTCGGCGCATACCCTTGGAATGCTCCCCGTCCTGCAATCTCAAAAGAAAGACCTCTTACCCGTGATGAATTCCATCAGGGGCAAGATGCCTTACGCAAGATCCACGCGCTGCCATTTTTTCTAAGTGGCATTTTCTCTAGCCGGTATGAATATCTTAAAGAAAGCTCAGGGCTGCTGGCTGCACATCGTTACCTCATCAATGTTTTTATGCCACGGATTTGGCCTCGCATCGAGGTTGTACAGACTAAATATGCGTTGGCCTTAAGTGGCAGAGCTAATGAAATTTTTACTGATGAGGCTGAGAGTTATCGCCAGTTAGCTGGAATGAATGATAAAGCGCTGAAACGTCTCGCTATGCAAATTTCATCCCGGCTGTTCACAGAATATGAAGAGCAGAGCGATCGGCTTCTTAGTCAGCACAACGGGGTTCAAGCCAAGTTATTCACCGATAGCGCACAGCAGAAAATTTATGGTGAGGTTGCCGGTGCTGCCCGCGTTTTTAATATCACTCCAATGCACTGGCAAAAATACTGTAAACGCAAACTGGATATGCGCTCAGCGTTCTCCAGCATCGCGCGATTGGTAAATGATGAGTGGTGGATTCGACAGTTAAAAGCGCAGCGCACTCAATGGCGCGAATCTCTCCTGATTGCTGTTGGCGAGGTTAGTCTGCAAAAGTCTGGCTATGCCAGCAAACAGGCTATCCGGGATGTTCGGGCGCGCCGCTTAGCAAACATGGAATATCTGAAATCCTGTGATTTAGAAAACATCGAAACAGGGGAACGTATAGATCTCATCGATAAGGTAATGGGGAGTATTTCTAACCCTGAAATCCGTCGTATGGAGTTGATGAGCACTATTGCAGGAATTGAAAAATATGCCTCAGAAGTTGGTCATGTTGGCATGTTCCTCACGATAACCACACCCTCAAAATACCATCCAACACGCATGGTCGGGAAAAAGACTGATCGCCGCGTTAATTTCAATCATAAGTGGGATGAAGAGGCGTTTTCACCAAAGGATGGCCAGCGCTATCTGGTGAAAATCTGGGGCAAGATGCGTACAGCATTCAAAGATAACGGCATCAAGGTATACGGAATGCGCGTAGTTGAGCCTCACCACGACGCTACACCTCACTGGCATATGATGTTGTTTTGCGATAAAGCTCACCGTCAGCCTGCCGTTGACATCATGCGTCGCTATGCACTCCAAGAAGATGGAGATGAACGTGGGGCACAAGCTCAGCGTTTTGAGTGTAAGCATTTAAATAAAGGCGGGGCGGCAGGCTATATCGCTAAATACATAGCCAAGAATATTGATGGTTATGCTCTGGAAGGTGAGATAGACCATGAGACTGGCCGATCATTGTCAGAGACTGCCGCAGCCGTTACTGCATGGGCTTCTACATGGCGTATACCGCAATTTAAGTCCATTGGTGTACCAACAATGGGAGCCTATCGCGAGCTGCGCAGATTACCGCGTGGCGTGAGTATCGCTAGCGAGTTTGACGAACTTGTCGAAGCTGCAAGAGCAGCGGCAGACGGTGGTGATTTCGCCGCATATATTTCTGCGCAGGGTGGGGCGAATGTCCCACGCGATGAGCAAACGGTAAGAACCGCCCGCCAAGTGATTGATGAGTTAAACGAGTACGACGAAGAGATCCAGAAAATCATCGGCATTTATGCCCCTCATCTTGGCACTGATCTCATCCACGAAACACGCACAACAAAATGGCGCATTGTCGCCAAGGCTGTTGAAGTTGCCGTTCATCTTTTGAATTTAATAAGCGCTTCCGGCGCGCCTCGGAGTCCTGTCAATAACTGTGGAAAGCTGAAAGTCGGGGATGATCCAGTTATGACCCCTACGCCGTCTGAGCATGCCGCAGCGGTGTTAAATCTGGTTGATAGTGGCGTTATCGGATGGGATGACCCCGAGGTTGTGACTGTGCTCAGAAAGGCATTAAAACAAAGACATCATGAGGTTCTACAGCCTACAAATGAAACAGCTTTAAAACCTTGCCGATCAAGGCACATACTGAACGACGTTCTTGCGTAAAGACTAAAAACATAGGTCTTCATCAGATCAAATAGTGTTTTTTTACTTCCAAGTTCCAACCAACTTGATATACTGTGTATACGTACAGTTACTTTGGCTAAGAAAGCAATTCTATATTAACAGCATGAGGTGTCTATGTGTCTGACTATAAAATCAAACTAACTTTTTGGATGATTCGTGCGGAGAAAGTAGAGTGTGATCAGTCTTGCATAACTAGTTGATGTTCTTGAGTTGTAGATAGTTGATATTCATTTTAGTATGTGTTCATAAAACCTACTTTAAGGATATCGGAATGGACTGGATTATTCACATCATCACTTTCATCGTTGGGTTAGGGGCTGGCTGGTCGATTCGTATTGTGTATTCATCGCGTAAGAGTGTTGGCAATCACACGGAAGACTCGAACAACCATACTGTAACTGTAACCCAGACTGACAACAACGTTACGAATGGGAGCATTGTTGGTGGCAATCAGGATAGTTCGCATTAAGAGGGATTTAGTGTGTCTATCGAACAGTCGGGCAATGCCGTTACCAATGGCGACATAGTTGCTGGTAATCAGACCAATCAAACTATTCATCAGTACGCTGCAAAGGGCACTAATCGCGAGATACAAGGCCTCTATGAGCGTCTAAAGAAAGGCGAATCCGGTGATTCAAACTCGGCATTTTGTGCCGATCTTGAACATTATATGTCTCTTCAGCCAGAAATTGATGTTCGAGGTCTCGATGCAAAATTGGTCGAGAGCAATAGAACGGATTTGTTATTTTTAGCGAAACAGATGAAAGAAAAGGCCGCAAAAGCTATAATGCGCCGCCAAACCTCAAGAACTGCGCAAAGAATATTTGTAATTATTTTAGACCAAATTCATTATGATTTTATAATGAAGGTGACACCGCTTATAGAAGAAGATAGCCCGAGGAAAGTTGTCGATGAAAAAATTGGCTCAATAATTGATGACCTATATTCTTCATTAGGTGAGAATTTATTAGAGTTGACAGCTAAAGATCTTTTGGGTTTGCTGTTTTTTCTAGGTGGCAATTGTCATATAAGGTGGGATAAATGTTAATTTACCATCCAGCATATGATGCGTATCATTGTCTTTTTAGAATGATTGCGTTGATAGACCATGTGAATGAGATCGAAGTTGATAAAGCAAGGATATTAGATTTTTATCTAATATTCCCTGCTCTGATTTCTGAGATTAGAATGCCTCATAACTATAGTTCCATTAAAAAAGAGGCTAAAAAATATTCTAATGACTATAGGAACCCTATTAATATTTCATCAACATTTAGGGATATGCATGAGATTCAAATGGCTGCAATTAGATGCCTCGCTGCAACTGGTTTGATTGAGATAACATCGCTAGAAAGAAATATTATTAAGCGTACACATAAATCTATTCCAGACGGTTTGTTATTATCCATGCGGGATTTTCTAAATGCAAAAAAAGATATTCATGAATTTATCGTTAATACATTGTCAAAATTCCATCTAACAGGGAAGGATGGGCTAAAAGATAGAACAAATTTAATGGAGTTTAGATATGACTTTTCTTAATCCATCTTTTTCAGTAAGCAGACTGAAAGTATTCCAAAACGGACATGAAGCATTTGGGTGCGACTTTCATAAAGGTGTTAATGTTATAAGAGGGCGTAATAGCTCTGGTAAGACGACCATTATGGATCTTTTGGCCTTTTCTATTGGGGCTGAAAATATAAGATGGAAGCCTCAAGCTCTTCTTTGCACCAAAACTTTGGTGGAAGTGCTTTTAAATGACAAACCTGCTTGTTTCCAAAGAGATATTAGTAAGGAGTCGATGCGGCCGCTCAGTATTTTCTGGGGGACGATGAACGAAGCTCTTCAATCTTCACCTAGCCAATGGGAAACTTATTCCTTCAAACGTTCAGAAAAGTCACTAAGTTTTTCCCAAGTAATTCTAAATGCATTGGATATGCCGTTAGCCCAAGGAGAAGGGGCGTCGATATTAACAATGCATCAAATCCTACGAGTCCTATATGCAGATCAGCCTTCAGTTCATAGCCCTATTTTTAGAAATGATAATTTCGATAAAGCCTTAACTAGGGAAACTGTTGGTGATTATTTATGTGGGATCTTTGATGATACTCTCTATAGTTCGCTGATAAGACTCAAGCAAGTTGATTCTGAGCTTTCAACTAAAATCACAGAATTAAAAAGTATATTCACAGTTTTAGGTCGTTCCGGTCAATCACAAAATATACATTATATAGAAGAAAAAATAATTGAGTTGGAACAAGAAAAAAATGAAATATACGCCAATCTAAAGGCATTAAGAGGCCGGGCAGTTTCTGAAGGGAATAATAAAAGTGCTGATAGGGAAAAAACCGCTGATCTTCGTAAACGATTGAATAAAGCTAAAGAAGCGGAAATAAAAAATACTGATCTCATTAACACCTTAGAGATTGAAGTGGCTGATTCTGAGATGTTTATCAATGAATTAGAATCAAGATATCAGGCGCTAAATGAGTCCAGCGTTGCTAGAGAATATTTCAGTAATGTACAGTTTCAATTTTGCCCTAGCTGCCTAAGTGAGATACATAGCTCTACTGAGGGGGGATGTACATTATGTAAGAGTCATGCACCTGAGGGTAGTGAAGCTCCACAATTGCTGAGGATGAAAAATGAAATTTCTGTGCAATTGAAAGAATCAAAATATCTTCTTGAGCATAATTTAGAGCAACTCAGTAAAATAAAAATTGAAGCACCCTCTCTAAAGAAAAACGTGCAAGCACTAGTTCGCGAATATGAAACTGTTTCAACGACATGGGAAAATGCTTACGAAATAGAGTTTGAAGCTCTGACTAAAGCACTTGGACGAGTTGAAGAAGAGATTAATCAAGCTTATGAATCGCAAAAGCTAAGCGATGTGATTTCAGATTTGCAAAAAAATCGTGATGCTTTACAGTCAGAAAAAGAGCGATTGGAATCATTGGTTGAATCTTTGCAAAGCAAAGAGGAAAGTAGGAAAAATGATATATCTCAGGTGGTTGAAGTTATTATGGCGAGGCTTTTGAAGCTTGATCTTCCTTTGCAAACTGAGTTTATAGATCCTAAGCAAATCAACTTTAGCTTTGTTGATAATGAAGTTTATGTTAATGGTTCTAAAAATTTCTCGGAAAGTTCTGCTGTCGTGCTAAGACATATTTTTCATTTGGCTTTGCTTACCGCAAGTCTGGAAAAACACTACATGCGATTGCCTCGCTTTTTAATGCTTGATGGTATAGACGATGGTGGGATGGAGAAAGAGCGTAGTCATAATTTACAGAAAATTATAGTTCAAGAAGCTAAGACATATGAGTACGATTTTCAGTTAATTTACGCTACGTCTGAAATTAACCCAGAGTACGATAACACCGACTTGATCGTTGGAAGGTACTTTAACCCTGAAGCTAGATCTCTGAATGTGAGTCATGTAGGCGCTGATAACGGACAATTAATTTAAAAACGGAAGCCATGCATCAGGATGCATGGCTTTGCAATCAAAAAATGAGTTAACTATTTTTACCCTTCATTAGATATGGTGGGGATGTCAGAGGAAATGCAGCTGCATTAAAACCGCCCCTTAAAGCGGGCAGGCGTGGCGGGGATAGCATTGCGCGCAAACCCGCATTTTTATTATTTATTCTCGTGCTTGAGCTCGCCGTAGCGGCGTTCTGTGGATTAGGTCAGGTCTTGGGGCGGTTCGGTGTGTCCGCCCCGTATCGCGGCGTTCATGGCCTTGAATAGGGCGTAAAAAAACCGCCGTAGTCCCGGCGGTTCTTCTCAATGGTTGGTTTTAAAGTTCGTAATCAGTAAATCTGACCACATTTTTTCCAACCCACTCGTTTAACTCTTTCATGCGCTCCTGTAGCGGAACCAGCTCATTACGCACAAATACTTTTGCCGCTTTCTCCACGTCTCCAAAGCCGCCGGTGTTGCTAGGGATGATTCCCATCATCTGCGGTGGCACCCGGTGCGCACTAAGCAGGTCGTCGCGTGTTGCGTTCTTGATGTTAAAGAAATCGTCCTTGGTCGCCACTTCGCTGAGGGGAATGATTTTGATCGCATCCGATTTTCCGCCGGGTGCGTGGTAGAAAATATTTTTAAAATTCCCTGACCCTTTGGATTTCGTCATCATGTCGCGCAGTGCGGTCACGTCCTGCGAGTTTTGCGCCGGGTCGGTAACATACATGACATAGCCCGCGTGTGCGCCGTTGAGGAAATATTTCCGACGGTACAGCGTCGCTGACTCATTGAGCCACGCGCTATTTAATGCGCTGAGGTATTCCGGCAGGCCGTACAGTTCCTGATTAATGTCCGGCTCTTGCAAATGAAATACGCTCCCTTGACCAAAGGCGTGAGGGGTTATGTAATTCTCCACGAACCAGTAAACATCTTCCTCTACGCCACGGCGCGTGTACTTGGCCGGTGATGCCTCCAGTTTGAGAAGCTGGCCGGTCACGCTCAGGCGTTTTTCGATGAACGCATTACCAAAAACAATGTAGTCCAGCGCGTAGCGGCTGAATTGCTGCTGAGAAAGCAGTGGGTGAGGGATGAACGTACTCGCCAGAATATTACGCTTAACGTACATCGGCGAACTGTGGTGAACGGCGGCGCGGAAGCTTTTAGCCAACCCAGAGAAAGTGACCGGAGGCTCGTACCATTTCCCGTTGCTGAGGCATTCCAGATAATTAAGAATATCCCGGCGATCCATCACCGTGGCGGGTTCATCAAAACGAAAAATCTCGCTTTTTTGGGTGTCGGATTGGGGCGTCAGTTGTTTATTGATGCGGTTTTTTTTACGGGTCATATCAGAACATCACCAAGGTGGATTTTATTTGTTTGCCGGAGGCGGCGGTCAGCGGCTCGTTAATCAAAACGTGCATCGTTGCCCACGCGACGTCGGCGTGGCTGGCTTCTTCACTGCGGCTCGCGCGGTAGGTTGATTTCGTACCGCTGGCCGTCATGGTTTTCTGAATGGCCATGAATGAGGCCGTAATGTCGGTATGGCCAGCGTCGTATTGCAGACAGCCGCGATGAATGGTGTTTTTCGCTTTCAGCACCATTTCCGTTTTCACTTCCGGCGTGTATTTGATTTCACGCGCCGCCGGGTAAAACTGCCTGACGAGCTGATAAACGCCCTGACCCACGGTGGTGGCATCGATACCGATGTATTCAACGTTAAATTTTTCTGTCAGTGCCTCGATGGCTTTGGCCTGCGCATCGAAATCCATACCCTGCCACTGGTGACGTTCCAGAATGCGGAAAATGCCGCCCGGCTGTGCAGGCGGAGCAATGACCACACACCCGGCGCTGTCACCTCCATTAGCTTCCGACGGGTCGTAACCAATCCACACCGGATTGTCATCGAACGGGTGAAAGGTGTAGGGATTAAAGTCCGGCCACTCTTCGAGACTGTCCACCATGCAGCTCTGCAACTCCTCAAACGGGAATACCGAGGACTTATCATCGACAAATTCACACATCAGCAGGTTCTGATATTCAGACGGGCTGTATTCGAGCGAAAGCTGATTAATGTCGAACAGATCGCAGCCCCCGGACAGCGCATCTTCCACTGTGACAATTTGCCGCCACTGGCCGTCGGCACATTCCACACCGGCGGCTAAATGGCTGTGGCTGAGGTCGAGCTGAATTCGCTGGTCTTTATGCCGACGCCCTTTATTAAATAACTCACCTGACCAGAACGGATAGGCGCTGTGGGCTAGGCTCGACGGCGTGGAGAAATAGGTGGTACGCCATTTTTTATGCAGTGACATCCCGGAGGCCACTTTGCGCAGCTCCTGAAATTTGGGGATCCAGAAATATTCATCCAGATAAAGATTGCCGGTGTAGCTCTGAGCGGTACGGATATTTGTTCCGAGAAAGAACAGGCGCGCCCCGTTTGAAAGCTGCATCGGGTCGCCTTTAAGGTCTACGTCAACCTGACGGGCAAAGTCGATGATGTAATTTTTAAAGACGTGCGCCTGTGATTTACTGGCCGAGATAAATATCTGATTACGTCCGGTGATCAGCGCATCAAGCAGCGCCTCGCGGGCAAAAAAGAAGGTCGCGCCAATCTGGCGAGATTTTAGAATGTTGCGGATGCGGTGCTGTAAACCCGCCTGATGCCAGCCGCGCTGATACTCAAACGCATCATCGAGAAAAATGTTGCTGAGTTTGGCGATAGCGTCATCCGTGAAAACATTTTTCTCCGCCTTTTTCCGCTCCCCTTTGTTGCGGTTCGCCACGTTCGGATTTAAATCCGCTTCGCTGCCTGTGGACATGTAGCGGTTAACTCTTGCGAGACGCTCAATCTGTCGGCCTAGCAGGTCGATTTCTTTAAAATCCTGCCCCTCTTTTTTACTTTTCATCACCAGTTGAATGACCCGCGCCTCGATGCTGGTTTCAATGCGCGAAATCGGGGCGATGGCGTCCCATTTTTCGCGCTGTTTCCAGCTCTGCACTGTGGGTTTTTTCAGACTGAGCATTTCCGCTATTTGCGTGACGGAAAAACCCTGCCAGTAAAGCAGTGCCGCCTGTCTGCGCGGGTCGCTGATTAATCCTGCGTTGTTCTCGGTCATTGTGTCGCTCCGCTGAATGGATGTGCGTCACGCTACGCAACCGCTCACACCCTCGCATTAACCCCCTGTTGTGTAATGGATCGTCAGACGGCCACCGCTGGCCGTTCAGGCGTCAGGTCGGGAAACTAGCCCCGAACCTAACTCCCACTCAGGACATCTGAACAATGGCAAAGAAAGTATCGAAATGGTTTCGAATCGGCGTTGAGGGTGATACCTGCGACGGCCGCAATATTGAGGCAAGCGACATTCAGCAAATGGCCGCAGCGTTTGATCCGCGCGTCTACGGTTGCCGCATCAATCTGGAGCACATCAGAGGCTTATTACCCAGCGGTGACTTTAAGCGCCTGGGTGATGTCGTCGAACTGAAAGGCGAGAAAATTGATGATGACTCAGCCCTGAAAGGTAAGTGGGCACTGTTTGCCAAAATCACCCCGACTGACGAGCTGGCCGCAATGGTCAAAGCGGGGCAGAAAATTTACACCTCCATGGAAATTCGCCCGAATTTCGCCAACAGCGGTAAAGCCTATCTGGTCGGTCTGGCCGTGACTGATGACCCCGCCAGCCTTGGAACGGAAATGCTCGAATTCAGCGCCCGCGCTAAGGTCAACCCGTTCGCCGGTAAGAAAGACCAGCCGGATGATTTGTTCTCCGTGGCCACCATTGCCGAGCTGGATTTCGAAGACCTGCCCGACAACCTGCTTACCAGCCTGACGGAAAAGATCAAAGGGATGTTCAGCACTAAACAGACCAGCGATGACGCCCGTTTTTCTGACGTGCAGGGCGCGATCACGGTCGTAGCCGAGGAATTACAAACCGCCGGTGAAACCACCGCAAAACGCTTCTCTGAACTGGAGCAGGAAATTACCTCGCTGAAAGGGCAGGTGAAAACCAGCGATGCGGCGCTTAGCTCGTTAAAAACCTCCCTCGACAGCACCGAAAGTTTCAAACAACCGAAACGCCCGGTCTCTCCGGGTGGCAACGGTGAAAGCACCTTTTTGACGAACTGCTAACCGGCGGCGTTCCCCTTTATTCCTGATAAACAGTGAGAGAAACATGCGTAAGAACACCCGTTTTAAATTTAATGCCTACCTGTCCCGTCTGGCCGAGCTGAACGGCGTTGATGTGGAGGATTTGAGTAAAAAATTCAGCGTTGAACCCTCCGTGACGCAGACGCTTATCACCACCGTGCAGGAGTCCTCTGAATTTCTGAGTCGCATCAATATGGTGCCGGTGGATGAGCAGGAAGGTGAAAAAATCGGCCTTGGCGTGACCGGGTCTATTGCCAGTACCACGGATACCGACGGTGGCAGCGAGCGTAAAACCGCAGATTTTCAGGCGCTGGCTTCACGCAAATATAAGTGTGAGCAGGTCAATTTCGATTTCCATATCCGTTACAACACTCTCGATTTGTGGGCGCGTTATCAGGACTTCCAGACCCGTCTGCGCGATGCAATCGCTAAACGTCAGGCACTGGATTACATCATGGCCGGTTTCAACGGCGTAAGCCGCGCGGAAACGTCCGACCGCAGCAAGTTCCAGATGTTGCAGGACGTGACTGTCGGCTGGCTGCAAAAGATGCGTAACGAAGCCGCCGAGCGTGTGATGGATAAAATCACTGACGACGACGGCGCAATTGTCTCTGCCACTGTGCGAATCGGTAAGAACGGTCATTTCGAAAATATTGACGCTGCTGTCATGAATGCCACCGATTTTCTGCTGGATGCATGGCATTCAGAAGATCCCGGACTGGTAGTGATCTGCGGTCGCAAAATGCTTTCCGATAAGTATTTTCCGCTGATTAATAAGTCGCAGGAAAACAGCGAAATGCTGGCTGGTGACATTATTGTCAGCCAGAAACGCATCGGTAATTTGCCTGCGGTGCGTGTGCCTTACTTCCCGGACAATGCCCTGCTGATCACCCGTCTGGATAACCTGTCTATCTACATCATGGACAGCTCACACCGTCGCCATATCGAAGAAGTAGCGCGCCGTGACCGCATCGAAAACTACGAGTCCCTGAAAATTGACTTTGTGGTCGAAGACTACGGTTGCGCGGCTATGATTGAAAACATCGAGCTCGGCGATTTCAGCCCTGCAAAAAACGAACCGGCCTCATCACCGGTGACCGAAACCCAACCTGAAACCGAGGCATAACCCATGCTGAGTCCCGCACAGCGTCACATGATGCGGGTCTCTGCTGAAAAAGCCTCATCGCAGCGGGTCAGTGATCCGCTGCGTTCGGCACTGCCCTACGGTCAGATGCTGATGAAGCTGCGCGGAGACCGCCAGATACTTAAATCTATTTATTCCGTTGAAGACAAAGCCCGACGCAAGCGCGACATGTTGCCAGCCTATGCGCCGTGGATTGCTGGTGTGCTGGCCAGCGATGCCGGAAATCAGGATGACGTCCTGATGACGATGTTGCAGTGGTCACTCGATGCCGGGGACATTCGCGGCACGTTCGACATGGCGCGCTATGCGCTAAAACACGGTCTCAATGTGCCGAATAACAAGCGCCCGACGCCGTATTTATTTGCCGAAGATGTTGCGCTGGCCGCGATGCGCGCCCGCAGTGCCGGGCAGGCCGTCAGCGTTGATGACCTGCTGACCGTTATTGATATGACCCTCCCGCACGACATGCCGGATCCAGTGCGCGCCAAGCTGCACAAAATTACCGGTCTGGTACTGCGCGACAACGGCCAGCCCGAACAGGCGCTTATTCAGCTAAAACGCGCGATGCAGCTTGATAACGTCGCTGGTGTGAAAAAAGACATAGAGCAACTGGAGAGGGCGCTGCGGCCAGCGGTGGTGGTGGCGAAGCCTGATGCTGCCCCGCGCAAAACCAAGCCTAAAGCCACTCCGGCTAAGCGTGGTCGCCCGCGTAAGACAAAGCCCAGTTGTTAACAGAAAGCGCCCCGCGCCGGACGGCACGCAGGCCGATGCAGGTTTTCACCTCGTCTGACGCCTGCGTCCACCGTCCCCCTATTTGAGGTTTAAACATGGATATTGTCATGACCGCACCAGCGGCGAGCTCCACCGTAGTGATCCCACCAGAGCAGGCGGTCATTCCCGTTATCACCAATACGTTCTTTTTCCCGGACGTTGACCCAAAACTGGTGAGCGAACGTATCCGCCTCGGTCACGTCGTGACGGATGAAAGACTGCGCGCCGCGATTAAGTCCGCAATGGCCGAGGTCAACGCCGAGCTTTATCTCTTCCGGGAGGTGCAGATCGAGGCAGGATTTAAAACGCTGGCGGATGTGCCCGCTGAAGCGCTCGACGGGGAAAGCGTGAAGTGTTTCCACTACCTGAGCGCAGTCTGTGCGATGACCACCGCCGTGATTTATGAGCGTTACCGCAGCTATGACGCCAGCGCGAAGGGTGACAAAAAGGCCGATGCGCTGGAGGTGTCGGTGGATGACCAGTGGCGTGACATGCGCTGGCATTTGTCCCGGTTACAGGGGCAGGCGCGCGGCATGGTGAGCCAGCTCTGATGAAAGTCATCGCACAGCAGGGCGACACGCTCGACGCCCTGTGTTTTCGCTACTACGGGCGAACCGGGGGCGTCGTTGAGACGGTACTGATCGCGAATCCCGGTCTGGCTGAATTAGGCGAAGTCCTGCCGCACGGTACCACCGTGATTTTGCCAGACGTTGATACCGCCTCCACTTCTGAAACCGTCCAGCTATGGGACTGACGATGGAAAAAATATCTTCAATGTTTGCCTATGGGCTCGCGGCATTGCTGGCTTTTATCGGCGCGCTGACGCCGCAGGATTTCGCCTTTCTGGTGGGTGCTGCGGTGGCCGTGGGGACGTTTTTCGTTAACTGGTACTACCGGCGTAAAAGCTACAAGTTGCTGGAGCGTAACGGCCTGAATCAGAGGGTTTTCGATGAGCTCAATCGTTAAACGTTGCAGTGTGGCCGTCGTGTTGGCGCTGGCCACGCTGATGCCTGATTACCGGTTTGTCAAAACCTCCGCCGAGGGTCTGGCCATTATTGCCAACCTTGAAGGGTGCCGCCTGAATCCGTACCAGTGCAGTGCTGGAGTCTGGACGTCAGGTATTGGTCACACTGCGGGGGTGAAGCCCGCGCAGAACATTACGGAGCAGGACGCCGCCCGTAATCTGATCGCTGACATCATCATGACGGAGCGCGCCGTGGATAAATGCATGCCGGTGACCATGCCGCAGCCGGTGTATGACGCCGTGATCAGTCTGGCGTTTAACATCGGCACGGGGGCAGCGTGTAAATCCACGCTGGCCTATTTCATCAGGCACGGTGAATGGTCACAAGCCTGCCAGCAACTCCCCCGCTGGGTGTACGTCAATGGCGTGTGGAATAAGGGACTCAACAACCGTCGGGCGGTTGAACTGAAACAGTGCATGAAGGGGGTGCCATGAAATACATCATCACGGTGTTAGTGCTGACGCTCGCGGTTGCGCTCTTTGCGTGGCGGGGAGCAAATCAGAAAGTAGCAGCTGCCAATCAGCACATTCAGCAATTAAAAACGACGCTGGAAGCCAGCGCGCTGGCCATCAGTGAGCTGAAAGCCAGCGGTCAGCGTAATGAGCTCGCACTGGTTGTGCTCCGTCAGCAGGTTAATGCGGCGGGTGCGCTGGCCGCGCGTCGGAATCAGACAATTACGAGGTTACTCAATGAAAATGAAGCACTGCGCGGCTGGTTTCAGTCTCCTTTGCCTGATGACATTATCCGGCTGCACACCCGCCCCGCGTTCGATAAACCCGGAGATTATTTACGTTGGCTGTCCGAAAGTCAGCAGTTGTCCGATGCCGGGAAACACCCCGAAAACGAACGGTGATTTAAGCGAAGATAATCGCCAACTGGAGAGCGCGCTGGTGAATTGTGCGCTGCAAGTCGAGACCGTTAAACAGTGTCAGGAGTCCCACGATGTTGAAGCCCGCCAGCCTGAAAAACGCGATCTTTAAGTCCGTTCCGTTGCTGCGTGATAACCCGGACATGCTGCACATGTTTGTTGATGGCGGCACGATTAATGCCACGCTGGCCACGTCGTTATCGTTTGAGAACCGCTACACGCTGGATATTGTCGTCACGGATTACTCCGGGGATTTAAACCTGCTGATTGTGCCGGTTAACGTGTGGCTGCGTGAGCATCAGCCGGACATCATGACAACAGAGGAAGGGAAAAAACGCGGCTTCACCTACGTAGCAGATATTAATAACGACGACAGCAAAGACGTGCGCATGAGCCTACAACTGACCGAGCGCACCATCGTCAAAGAGGCTGAACGTAGGCTAACGGTTACGCCTCTGGATGAGCCCCCGTTACCGGTGCCGGTCAATCGACCAATGGAGCTGTATGTGCATGGCGAGCTTGTGAGTAAATGGGATGAATGAGCTCAAGCCCTTTGACGATAAGCTCGCCGGATTGCTGGCAAGCCTGTCCCCCGCTGGCCGTCGTAAGATGGCCGCTGAAATAGCCAAAAAGCTGCGAGCTAGCCAGCAGCAGCGCATCAAGCAACAAAAGGCACCGGACGGTACGCCCTACGCTAAGCGAAAGCGTCAGCCGGTCAGAGGTAAAAAGGGCAGGGTAAAGCGGGAAATGTTCGCCAAGCTGCGCACAGCTCGATACCTCAAGACGAAAAGCAGCAGTGAGGCTGCGGTGGCCGAATTTGCGGCGAGGGTGCAGAGGATCGCGCAGATACATCAGGAAGGATTACGGGATAAGCCGAACCGTTATAGCAAGCCAGTACAATACAGTGCGCGCCCATTATTGGGGTTTAGTCCGGATGATTGTATTATTATTGAGGATATAATTTTTTCATGTTTAGGTTAAAGGTATAACTAATATTTCCCTTTAACCTTCAGTATGTTTGTGTTTTATGAACCAACGTCGTTAATCGGGATTAACTCCACTCTTCTGGTTGTGTTGAGTTTTAATTTGTAGCAATCATTATCGTTTTTTCTAATGTAAAAGTCATGACTATCTTGTTTATTGCACGACGTATAAACGTTCGCGTCTAGAAAAAGAAAATAAGATTTGTTATTTTCTATAAACGTAAGGGATGTTACACCAATAAAGATAAGTGAGATAGCAACTGAAAGAAACGTCATGCTCCTAATTATCTCATTAATGCCGAACTTCGCTCTGGAACGTGGGAATATTATTGGTAATAACTGGTAAATAACTAAGGTCATTAGTAAGAAAATTAGTTGTTGCATAGTGCTAGAGTTGGAGGCAATCTTTTTGAAAAAATAAGCCCCTAAGCCTATGGAAAGTAGTGATGAAAAAAACAGCGCCAACAAGGATATCTTTCTAACATAAATGTACGCATAGACAGCAAGACCGAAAAATAGTGCTGTTATGGGTAAAGTGAGGAAAACCGCATAGCCAATAATTGAATAATTTAAATTTTCAGGCGTGATTTTATAATCAATATTAAAGGTCCATCTTGCAAGCAGTAAACAGCATGTGTAAATCAATGCTGTTACTATCCATTTTATGACTCCATGGCTCAGTACTATTTTTATCTCATCTTTATATCTACTGTATCCGTATGCAAGCAAGGTGATAGAGCAAAGCATGGAAATAATGATTATCCCTCTGTTTGCAAAATAGATGGTACCGTTAGAAATTAAATAATAAACGGCTATTAGATAGGTGATGGATACTAAATCTAGGGTCTCTTGATTGTCATAGAAAATCTTGGTTTTCTTTATTGTGTTTTGTATCGCTGTCGGAATGATGTCAAGTAGAGCAAGCAAGAATTTCCCTGATAATTGAAGGAGTAATATAAATAATTTAATGATTGTATACCTAATAATGTTTAAAAAATTGATGGGGCGTGATGGCGAATGATTTCTGAAGAATTTCATGAACAGTTCCTTTGAGTTAGAAATTTTGGTGTTTATATAGCATTGTTGTGCAGGCTGTCAAATAACGACTCCTAATTGCTGTTAAATATCTTTAACGTCATTCTCTCCCCCATGAATATACACGAAACTCTCTCCGAACTTTCCCGCGCGATGCGCGACATTATCCGAATCGGTGTGGTCGCAGAAGTCGATACCGAGCTGGCTCTTTGCCGCATCCAGACGGGTGAAATTCTTACTGACTGGTTGCACTGGATGACGTCCCGCGCTGGTGGTTCGCGGACTTGGTGGGCTCCCTCCGTGGGTGAGCAGGTTCTGCTTTTATCTCTGGGTGGCGAGCTCGATACCGGGTTTGTTTTGCCGGGTATTTACAGCGATGACTTTCCCACGCCGTCCGTATCCGCAGAGGCGTATCACGTCAGCTTTTCTGACGGCGCTCAATTTCAATATGAACCGGCCAGCGGTGCGCTGACGGTGAGTGGCATTCAGACCGCTGATGTATCCGCCACAAAATCTATTCAGGCTACCGCCCCCAATGTGACGGTGACGGCCAGCGGGAAAATCACGCTCGATACGCCGGAGGTGGTGTGTACCAACAAGCTGACCACCGGCTCATTAGAGGTGAAAAAAGGCGGTGCGATGAAAGGCAATATTGCGCACAGCGGCGGCGCGTTTACCTCCAACGGTGTGCAGGTAGATACCCACACACACGGCGGCGTCCAGACCGGTGGCGGAAACACCGGTAAACCGAATTGATAGCTGAGGTTTTGACAATGACTAACGCGAAATATCTCGGCATGTCACGCCAGTCAGGGCGCGCGGTTGAAGACATGGCGCATATCAATCAGTCAGTCAGTGACATCTTGCGAACGCCGATAGGTTCGCGGGTTATGCGTCGTGATTACGGTTCGCTGCTTTCCGCGTTGACCGACCAGCCACAAAACGCGGCGTTACGTTTGCAAATCATGGCGGCGTGTTATTCGTCGATCCTCCGCTGGGAGCCCCGCGTCAGCCTGACCGGCATCACTTTTGAAACCACTTATACCGGGGAAATGGTGGTCAACATTACCGGCAACCGTAATGATTCTCCCGGCGGTTTTTCTTCTTCCATCTCACTGAGTTAATACTATGGCCACGATTGATTTAAGCCTGCTCCCCGCGCCGGATGTGGTCGAGGGGTTGGACTATGAAACCTTGCTGGAAGAACGCAAAGCCACGTTGCTGTCACTGTATGACGAGAGTGAACGGGAGGCCGTCGCCCGCACCTTGGCGCTGGAATCTGAGCCTATCGTCAAACTGTTGCAGGAGAATGCTTACCGCGAGGTGATTTTGCGTCAGCGTGTCAACGAGGCGGCGCGCGCCAATATGCTGGCCTACGCCACCGGCGCTGACCTCGACCAGCTCGGCGCAAACTATAACGTTGCGCGGCTGGTTATCACGGAGGCTGATGATACGGTGCTGCCGCCGGTTGCCGAGGTACTGGAAAGTGACAGTGATTTTCGTGTGCGTATTCAGCAGGCTTTCGAGGGTCTGAGCGTGGCCGGTTCAACGGGCGCTTATCAGTTCCATGGCCGCAGTGCTGACGGTCGGGTTGCGGATGTGTCAGTGATTAGCCCGGAACCTGCCAGCGTGACTATTTCTGTGCTTTCGCGTGAGGGTGACGGCACGGCCAGCGCGGAGCTTATCGCGATTGTGAATAAAGCGCTTAACGCTGAAGACGTGCGCCCGGTGGCTGACCGCGTGACGGTGCAGTCAGCGAAGGTTGTCCCTTATCAGATTACCGCCAAGCTCTATGTTTATCCGGGGCCGGAATTAGAACCCGTCAGACTGGCCGCAGCCGATAAGCTTAACGCTTACACGCTGGCACAGCACCGGCTGGGGCGTGATATTCGTCTCTCGGCTATCTATGCCGCGCTGCATGTTGAAGGTGTTCAACGTGTCGAGCTCACGCAGCCGCTGGCCGATATCGTACTGGATGACACGCAGGCGTCATATTGCACTGAGTCCTCCATCACTATCGGGGGCACCGATGAGTAATGTGCGCCTGTTACCTGTGGGTTCTTCTCCGCTGGAGGTTGCCGCCGCTGCGGCGTGCGCCGAGCTGACCGCTGTCCCGGTGCCGTTGCGTGATTTATGGAACCCACAGACCTGTCCGGCGAAGTTTTTGCCTTATCTGGCGTGGGCTTTTTCAGTTGACCGGTGGGACGAAAGCTGGCCGGAGGCAACAAAACGCGGCGTTATCCAGTCAGCTTATTTCATCCATACCCATAAAGGCACCATCAGCGCAATCCGCCGGGTGGTTGAGCCGCTGGGGTACGTCATCAATATTTCCGAGTGGTGGGAAACCAACAGCCCGCCCGGCACGTTTCGCCTCGATATTGGCGTGCTGGAAAGCGGCATTACCGAAGAAATGTATCAGGAAATGGAGCGACTCATTGCGGACGCCAAACCCGCCAGTCGCCACCTTGAGACGCTGACCATTATTCAGGATATCCCCGGCCATATTTTTGTCGGCGCGCTTTCTTACGACGGCGACGTCATCACCGTTTATCCGGCCTAAGCAGAGGAAAACTCATGGCGACTTATAAAGCATTACTGACTACCGCCGGAGCGGCCAAAATTGCCGCCGCCACGGCCGGTGGAACGCAGGTCAAAATCACACGTATGGCCGTTGGTGATGGGGGCGGAAAACTCCCGAGGCCTGACCCAAAACAAACGAAACTTGTTAATGAGGTTTACCGCGCTAATCTCAACCGCCTAAGCATCGATGCCAAAAACAGTAATTATCTGGTGGCCGAGCTGGTGATCCAGCCTGACGTCGGCGGTTTCTGGATGCGTGAAATGGGCTTATACGATGCTGACGGCGTGCTGATTGCTGTCAGCAATATGGCCGAAAGCTATAAACCGCAACTGGCCGAAGGGTCAGGCAGATTACAAACGCTGCGTATGGTGCTCATCGTCAGTGAAATTGAGTCTATCGCGTTGAGCATTGACGGCTCTACGGTGATGGCCACGAAAGACTATGTTGACGATAAGCTGGCCGCACATGAAAAATCCCGTAACCATCCTGACGGCACGCTGACGGCAAAAGGTTTTGTGCAGCTTAACAGCTCGGTTAGCAGTACCAGCGAAACGCTGGCGGCGACGCCAAAGGCGGTGAAAACGGCCAATGACAACGCCAATACCCGCGTTCCCGCCACCCGCAAGGTAAACAATAAAGCACTGAGTGCTGATATCACGCTGACGTCTGAGGACGTCGGGGCAATGAGCAATCTGATGCTGGCAACGGACACGACGAAGGTTAAGCGTCTGGATGACCCGTCCATTATTGACGTCACGAACCCCATCAGTATTTCTGCCACGTTTGAAGACCATCCTTTGGGCGCCTCCTATGTCGTTGCCGGTCAGTTGCATAACTGGCGGCGTTACTGGGCTGCGGGTGCGGCGGCCTATCAACGACTGATTAACAACGATGGGCAAATTTTTGAGCGCATAGGCTCATACACTGCCGCCGCTGGTTGGAAATGGTATTTAGGAGACAGTGCCTACCCATTCGGCTGGAGGAAAGTATTTGATTCAGGAAGCATGACACTTGCCGATTTAACACGTCTCGGCGTCGCTCAGTCCGGTAACAATGCCGACATTACCAGCATGAGCAAACTGACCAGCATTGCTTCCAGTGTGAAAATGGGGATGAATCTGGAGGTCGCAAGCACCATTCAGGCGAACTACCGCGTCGGTATAATGCGCGCAGGCGATTATGAAGCCTATATGTCATTTACCAGCCGGACAGGGAAGGTATCGGCTGAGAATTTACCTTCCACCTTAACCTCAATGGGGAATGTCTATTTTCGTGTGCCTAACACGTTAACAGATACTGACCCCCATGCGGGGCGTGCGCTGGGTGGCATTTCCTCGGCTATTTATCCCGCCGGTGAGGGGGTTATGCGGATGGATGCTCGCGATGAAACGGGCACTATTAAAGCGCGCATTGTCTGCGATGGTCAGACCGACAGTGTTCAAATTGCTAACGGCGTTTTACGGCCTGAATCAGGTATTACCCTTTCCTCAACGAATGCGAATTCAGTGATCCGCGGGCGGAATGATGCCGTCATTCTGCGCGACCACAACAACGGTAATGTCACGTTATCTGCCAGCGTCAAGGATGCCGGTTCCGGCGTCGGCGGCACGTTATATCTGGGATATAACCGGGACACTGCCAACATCTACACCTCTGCCGTTTCCGTTGATTCTCCATTAACGGTGAATGCCAAAATGGTGGCTGAACAAGCGGCGACGTTCTCCGATTCGATTACAGTCAAGGGCGAGGTGGCATTTACAAAAGGCGGCAGTGTTGGTTATCTCGAAGGGGCTAATCATTACGCTACCAAAGCGGGGGCGTGGGAAGGTGCGGGAGGCTTTTCTAGCCAATATACACAACCAAATGCTCCTTTTATCGTCCCTTACGGATACAGGGCTCCAAAGGATGTGAGTTCATATGCCCCAATTGCCAAAGGGGTAATTCAAACCACCAGTTATGGCTATGGTACTGCTGTCAGTTTTGGTGCATACACAAGCGGTGGTAAAAAGTTTGCCAGCGCCGCTATACATGCAATCGGGGACAGCGGAGTCACTCAGGCGTGGTTATTCGATCCTACCGATGGAAGTTTTAGCTGTCCCGGTTCTATTAATGGCGGCAATATTTATTCATCACTGGGAATATATGAGCAAGGGCAGCGCGTTTATAGCCCTAACTACAGACCAACACCCGAAGCGATAAATGCCATCGCGCGTGATACGTGTTCTACCGCGGGTTTTGTGTCAGCAAATGCCAATGATCCTTATATGCGTCATTCGACCAGCAACGCTGTCGTTATTCTGTCTACGCGTGATCAGTTGAATAACGAAATAGCAGCCTCTCGAAATTGGGCGAATGCCGATTTACGCAATGATATCTACAACTGGTGCCGTCAGAGTTTTGTGACAGCCGTCAGATTAGGTAGTGAGCGCGTTCAGGCATCAACAAATGACAGTGGCGGCGTGGTTAGCTTAGGGGGCGGTGAACTATTCACGGGTGCCGCCGGTGTCGGAGGTTCCGACTTCAACAGAGCACAATGGCGGGTCAGGCAGCTTCAATATTTTATCAATGGGCAGTGGGTTGCGGCAGGTTCTATCTAAGGAAATATAAAAATGATTATTATGAAAAACTTCACCGCGAAAAAAGTTGAAATCAATGGAATGCTCATCGGGATGGCCACAGACGAAACCGGCGCTGATTGGTATGAATCTCAAAAGAACTTTGCAGACGATACTTTAAAAATCATATTCAATTCTGATGGTGTGATTGTTTCGATGAGTAATGATGTTTCGTCTCTTTGGCCTGCGGGTAATTCAGTTGCTGAGATAGCTCCCGATGCGGTGCCGGATAACCTAGATATTAATGGCGGATGGGCTTTCGACGGAAAGAAAATTATAGCGCGAGAATATACGACAGCGGAACTGGTTGAACTGGCGAAAAATAAGCGTGATGCATTAATGGCGGTGGCAACTGCGGCCATTGCTCCGCTGCAAGATGCTGTTGATATTGCTGATGCAAGCGACGACGAACAGGAAAGTCTGACTGTCTGGAAAAAGTATCGAGTCTCGCTGAATCGACTCGATTTATCTCTGGCTCCAGATATTGATTGGCCTTTGTTACCTGAATAAATCATTGCCCCGAAAGGGGCTTTTTTTTCGCCTGTTGTACTGACTCCCTCCCAACGCTCATCCCTCGCCCTGACTCCCGTTAAACAACAAAATTACCTTGCCTATTTTAACGGAGTTAAGCCGATGAGTGATTTTCACCACGGCGTGCAGGTCGTCGAAATCAACGACGGAACGCGCGTCATTACCACCGTATCCACGGCCATCATTGGCATGGTCTGCACGGCCAACGATGCTGACGAAAAAGTTTTTCCTCTTAACACACCGGTGTTAATCACCGATGTGATCGCAGCGCAGGGCAAGGCGGGGAAAACCGGCACGCTGTTACCGGCGCTGACGGCCATTGGCGACCAGTGCAAGCCGGTCACCGTTGTGGTGCGCGTGGCGGAATCAGAAAACGAAGACGAGGAAGCCGCCGCCGCCGAAACCCTCTCTAACATCATCGGCGGGGCTGATGAAAATGGCCAGTACACCGGCATGAAAGCATTGCTCACCGCCGAAGCGGCCACCGGTGTTAAGCCGCGCATTCTCGGCGTGCCGGGGCTGGATCCGCAGGCAGTTGCTACGGCGCTGGCCACGGTTTGTCAGTCGCTGCGCGCTTTCGGCTATATCAGCGCGTGGGAATGCAAAACTATCTCTGATGCGATTAAGTACCGGGATAATTTCAGCCAGCGTGAACTGATGCTTATCTGGCCTGATTTTATTTCATGGGACACCAAACTAAACGCCAGCTCTACCGCGTACGCCACGGCGCGCGCGTTAGGTCTGCGCGCCAAAATAGACCAAGACACCGGCTGGCATAAAACCCTGTCTAACGTTGGCGTTAACGGCGTGACCGGTATCAGCGCCTCGGTGTTTTGGGATTTGCAGGCATCCGGCACCGATGCTGACCTGCTCAATGAGGCCGGTGTCACGACGCTGGTGCGTAAAGACGGCTTCCGCTTTTGGGGTAACCGCACCTGTTCTGATGACCCGCTTTTCCTGTTTGAGAACTACACCCGCACCGCGCAGGTGCTGGCTGACACGATGGCCGAAGCGCATATGTGGGCGGTGGATAAACCGATGACCGCCTCGCTTATCCGCGACATCATCGACGGCATCAACGCCAAATTCCGTGAGCTCAAATCGAATGGCTACATCATTGACGGCACCTGCTGGTTTGATGAATCGGCCAACGATAAAGACACCCTGAAAGCCGGGAAACTTTATATCGATTATGACTACACGCCGGTGCCGCCGCTGGAGAGCCTGACCCTGCGTCAGCGCATCACGGACACCTACCTCGTTAATCTGGCCGCATCCGTTAACAGCTAAGGGCAATCACAATGGCACTTCCTCGCAAACTGAAATACCTCAACCTGTTTAACGACGGCCTGAGCTACATGGGCGTGGTGCAGTCTGTCACGCTGCCCAAGCTGACCCGCAAGCTTGAGAACTATCGCGGCGGCGGTATGAACGGCTCCGCGCCGGTGGATTTTGGGCTGGACGACGACGCGCTGACCGTTGAGTGGTCAATGGGCGGGCTCCCGGATGAAACCCTGTGGGCGCAGTATGCCGCCGCCGGTGCGGCGGATGTGCCGCTGCGATTTGCCGGGTCATTCCAGCGCGACGACACCGGCGATACTTCCGCCGTGGAAATCGTCATGCGTGGTCGTCATAAAGAAATCGACACCGGCGACATGAAGCAGGGCGAAGACACCGAAAGCAAAATCACCACGCAGTGTACGTATTACAAGCTGGTGATTGACGGTAATACGCTGATTGAAATCGACACCGTGAACATGGTCGAAATCGTCAACGGCACCGACATGCTGGAAAAACACCGCCGCAATATCGGCCTGTAATCACCGCGTGGCCGGTAACCGCTGGCCACGCCCATAACCTGATGTGGAGATAATCTTATGAGCAATAAAGACCTGACTACCGCCGACGAAAACACCAATGTCGTGATGCTGGATAAACCCCTCAAGCGCGGCGAAACCCTGATTGATTCGGTGACGGTTATCCGTCCCACTGCCGGAGCATTGCGCGGCGTCGGTCTGGCTGACGTGGCTAATGCGCAGGTTGATGCGCTGCTGGTGGTGCTGCCGCGCATCACCTACCCGAGCCTGACAAAAGAAGAGTGCAACGCGCTGGATCTGCCAGACCTTGTGGCGCTGGCGGGCAAGGTGATTGGTTTTTTATCGCCGAATTCGGAACACTGACGTTCCCGCCCCACTTTGGGGTAGATGACCTGATGGCTGACGTGGCGGTGGTCTTTCACTGGCCACCGTCAGAGCTCTATCCGATGAGCCCCGCCGAGCTCGCACAATGGCGCGCAAAGGCAATCGAACGAAGTGGACACGCCAATGAGTAACGTTAAGTTGCAGGTTCTGCTCAAGGCCGTTGACCAGGCAAGTCGCCCGTTTAAATCCATCCAGACAGCGAGTAAATCGCTGTCCGGGGATATCCGAAATACCCAAAACTCCCTCAAATCCCTGAACGCCCAAGCCGGGCGTATTGAGGGATTTCGTAAAACGAGCGGTCAGCTTGCCGTTACCGGCCAGTCTCTCAAGAATGCAAAACAGGAAGCCGCCGCGCTGGCTGTCCAGTTTAAAAACACCACCAACCCGACGCGGGCGCAGGCCAAGGCGCTGGAAGATGCGAAGCGCGCCGCGTCTGACCTGCAAATTAAATACAACGGACTGCGGCAATCGGTGCAGCGTCAGCGTCAGGAACTGGCGCAGGCCGGTATCAATACGCGCACGCTGTCAGCCGATGAGCGCCGCCTGAAAACCTCAGTCAGTGAGACCACGGCACAGCTCAACCGCCAGCGCGATGCGCTTGCCCGCGTCAGTGCGCAGCAGGCCAGACTCGGTGCGGTAAAAAAACGCTATGACTCCGGCAAGCAGTTAGCCGCCGGTGCGCGCGGGGCGGGCATGGCTGGCGTCGGTGTGGCCGCCGCCGGGCTGTATGGGGAAGCCCGGTTTATCGCGCCGGGCATTGGTTTTGATAAACAGATGTCAGGCACGCAGGCCATTCTTGGTCTTGATAAAGGCGATGAGAAACTCGGACAAATTCGTAAGCAGGCGCGTGATATCGGTGCGACAACGGCGTTTTCACCGGGCGACGTTGCCCGTACGCAGACCACGCTTGCCCGCTCGGGCTATGACGCCGATTCAGTGCTGGCCGCAACGGGATCCACGGTTAACCTGAGCCTTGCGGCGGATGTGGATATCGCCGAAGCCGCCGACATCATCACCAATATGCAATCGGCGTTTAACCTGCCGACCACAGAAATTCAGCGCGTAGCAGACGTAATGACCAAGGGGTTTACCTCGTCAAATACCGGGCTGATTGAGCTTGGCGAAGCGATGAAATACGTCGCGCCCATTGCAGAGGCGGCGGGTGCCAGCATCGAAGACACGACGGCCATGCTCGGCGTGATGGCAGATAACGGCATTAAGGGGTCGATGGCCGGTACAGGAGCAAGTGCTATTTTCAGCCGTCTGCAAGCTCCCGTTGGTCAGGCTCCGGCGGCGCTTAATGAGCTGGGTATTAAAACCCGAGACGCAAAAGGCAACATGCTGCCGGTGGTGGGGATCCTCCAGTCGATTGACCGGTCTTTTAAAAAGAACAAACTCGGCACCGCGCAGCAGGCTGAATACCTGAAAGTTATTTTTGGTGAAGAGGCCATGAAGGGCGCGGTTAAGCTGGTGGCCGCTGCGGGGAACGGCAACCTTGCTGAGAAGCAAGGGGCGATTAAAAACTCTGCCGGTACCACGGAACGTATCGCCAAAGTCCAGACCGACAACCTCGACGGGGATTTAAAAAACCTCGCCTCGGCATGGGAAGATTTACAGATTGAGGTGTTCGAGAAACAGGATAAGACCCTGCGCCGCCTGACCACCTCGGCTACCAACTGGTTAGGGAAAATCGGGGCATGGACAAAAGCCAATCCAGAGCTGACGAAAACACTTTTTGCTGTGGCCTCCGGTGCGCTGGCCATCATCGGCGTACTGGGCGGAATTGGTCTTATCGCGTGGCCGGTGATAGCGGGCATTAATGCGATTATCGCCGTCGCCGGTACGCTCGGGGTGATATTCAGCACGGCGGGAACGGCCATTGTCACTGCGCTGGGTGCAATAACATGGCCAGTGCTGGCCGTCGGCGCGCTGTTCGTCGCTGCGGCTCTGCTTATCCGTAAATACTGGGAACCTATCAGCGCCTTTTTCTCCGGTGTAGTTGAGGGTTTGGGCGTTGCCTTTGAGCCTATCAAAGAGCTTTTTGCGCCGCTCAAGCCGGTATTTGACGGCTTGGGGCAGATGCTTAAAAAAACATGGCAGTGGTTCAAGGATTTAATTGCGCCGGTGAAATCCACGCAGGAAACGCTGGAAAGTTGCAAAAATGCCGGGGTGCTGTTTGGTCAGGCCGTGGCTAATGCGCTCACTGCACCTTTGCAGGTATTCAACAAACTGCGTCGCGGCGTTGACTGGTTGCTGGAAAAGCTCGGGCTTATCAAGGGTGAGTCTGAGGATATCGACAAAGCCGCTGATAAGGCGGAGCAGCGAGCTAAATCAGAGGGCGGTAATTCAGAGGCCGCAAGTTCAGAGCCGTACCAGCCGCCGGGAGGTAATTTTGGATTCAGTTACGGCTACGTGCCGGTGTCGGCGGGTGGTGGGCGTTCTTATACCGACAACAGCAAAAACAGTTATCAGATTTCCGTCGGTGCCGGTATGGGCGCACAGGATACCAGCCGTCAGGTGATGGATGCGCTGGAAGCCCGTGAACGCCAGCGCCGTGCAGATTTACGCTCACGGCTGGGTTATGACTAAGGAGATATTCGTATGATGTTAACGCTCGGATTATTTGTGTTTCAGCTTCAGACCGTCCCTTATCAGAGCCTGCAACGCAATGTTGATTACCGCTGGCCGTCAAACAGCCGTGTTGGGCAGCGTCCCGCGCTGCAATTTCTCGGTGTGAATGAGGAAAAAATTACCCTGTCAGGGGTGCTAATGCCGGAAATCACCGGCGGACGCATGTCACTGCTGGTACTTAACCAGATGGCGGATGAAGGCAAGGCGTGGCCACTGCTGGAGGGCTCCGGCACTATTTATGGCATGTTTGTTGTGGAAAGCCTCAGTGAAACCCGCAGTGAATTCTTTGCCGATGGCAGCGCGCGAAGCATTGAATTTACGCTAACGCTCACCCGCGTGGATGAGACCCTGACCTCCATGTTTGGTGACTTGCAGGCGCAGGCTGAAGGATTGCTGAATAAAGCCAGCTCGGCGGTGCAGGGGGTATGGTCATGATCACGGGTATGACACTCGATGCCGGGGCGAAACTGGCTCCGGCGTTTATGCTGACGCAGGCGGGGAATGACATCACGAAAGATATCAGCGCCCGGCTGTTATCTCTGACGCTCACGGATAACAGGGGGTTTGATGCTGACCAGCTCGACATTGAGCTCGATGACAGCGACGGTCTGGTGGAAATGCCTGCGCGCGGCGCGGTGCTCTCCCTGTTCTTAGGCTGGCAGGGTGCGGCGCTGCTGGGTAAGGGGAAATTTACGGTTGATGAAGTTGAACACCGTGGCGCGCCGGATACGCTGACCATCCGGGCGCGCAGTGCTGACTTTCGCGGCACCCTGAACTCACGGCGGGAAATGTCTTACCACGACACTACGCTCGGTCAGGTGGTGGAGCAGATCGCCGCGCGCAATAAGCTGACGGCCAGCGTAGCCACGCAGTTAAACGCCATCAGTATTCCGCATATCGATCAGTCTCAGGAATCTGACGCCAAGTTTTTAACCCGTCTGGCCACGCGCAACGGGGCTGATGTTTCGGTGAAAGCCGGTAAGTTACTTTTTCTTAAAGCAGGAAGCGGAACTACCGCCAGCGGTAAACCTATACCAACCATGACGATTGAACGCGCCGACGGTGACCGGCATCAGTTTGCCATTGCTGACCGGGGCGCTTACACCGGCGTTACGGCCAAATGGTTACATACCAAAGACCCTAAGCCGAAAAAGCAAAAGGTCAAAATCAAGCGAAAGCCCAAGTTTAAGCAATTGCGCGCACTGCAACATCCCAAAGCGAAGCCGGTTAAAGCCAAGGCATCGGCAGTCAAAACACCCGAAGCCAAAGAAGGTGAATACATGGCCGGTGAAGCGGATAACGTGTTTGCGCTGACCACCATCTATGCCAGCAAAGCGCAGGCCATGCGCGCAGCGGCGGCAAAGTGGGATAAGTTGCAGCGCGGGGTGGCGGAATTCTCCATTAATCTGGCCATGGGGCGTGCGGATTTATATCCCGAAACGCCGGTGCAGGTTAAAGGGTTTAAGCGCGTCATAGACGACCAGTCATGGATTATCACTAAGGTGGTTCACTCACTTAGCAATGGTGGCTACACGACGTCCTTAGACCTTGAGGTAAGGCTTTCGGATGTGGAGTTTGACACGCAGGAAGAATGATGATTTGACTGGTTAACTTTTTGTTTTAATGGAATTTTTCGGTTAAAATAAACGCATCTTAAAGTGATTCATTGAGGTGGTGATCATGTTCCATTGTCCAATCTGCAAACACGCTGCACATACCCGTTCCAGCCGTTACCTTAGTGAGAACACTAAAGAACGTTATAACCAGTGTCAGAACATAAATTGTGGCCATACGTTTAAGACGATGGAATCATTCGAAGGCTCCATTATGAAACCGGGACATATCAATGCAGTATTGCCTCATCCAACCTCGCACGGTCAGCAAACCTTCCTGATGTGA